GAAGCCGGTAGGCGTCTTGCCAGCATTGCAGACATGCAGGTCGGCGATGCAAACCAGCAGGCGGCAGTAGGCACTACAATTGCGTTGCTAGAGCGTGGTTCAATGGTGATGTCCGCCATTCACAAGCGTCTTTACTACGCTCAGACCCAAGAATTTGAGATGCTGGCAGAAGGTTTTGGTCAATTTTTGCCTGATGAATACCCATACGATGTTCCAGGTGCTTCTCGCACCATCAAACAGAAAGACTTTGACGATATGGTTGCGGTTCTGCCTATGGCAGATCCTAATATCTTCTCTGCCGCACAGCGTATTACATTGGCGCAGACTCAATTGCAGTTAGCCCAAAGCGCACCGCAAATGCACAACATGTATGAGGCGTATTATCGTGTTTACCAGGCGCTTAACGTGCGTGATATTGATGGCATCTTAAAGGTTCAGACTAATCAGATGCCTGTAGACCCAGCCACTGAAAATATTAATGTGATTGATGGCATGGAACTGAAGGCATTTGCAGGACAGCAACATGATGCGCACATTGCGGCTCACTTGATCATGGGACTGTCGCCGATGTTACAGGCAAACCCAATGGCGGCCTCAGAACTCCAGAAGCATGTATTACAGCACATTAGATTGAAGGCTGAAGAGGACGCTGAAGCAGAACTATTCAAGCAGTATGGCACTGATCCAGACAACATGGCGTCTGACCTTGAGAAAGAGGCACTTGTTGCATTGAAGGTTACGCAGTACCTACAAGAAATGAAGGCAATGCAAACCGAGCTATCAGGTGCGCCACAGGCAGACCCTGTAGTCCAGTTGAAGGAGCAAGAGCTTCAGCAACGTGCGGCTAAGGATCAGATTGATGCTCAGATTAAACAACAGCAGATTGCTAACGAGCAGATGCGGATTCAGGAAAACGCTAGATCAAGCGATGCAAGAATCGAGTCGCAAGAAAAAATTGCGGAAAACCGTACTGAAGTAGCTAGGGAAAGGATATACGCGCCGAAAGGATAGTACGATGCCGTTGGACAAAAGAAAGTCAAAGAAAACAATATCAAAAAACATCAAGGAAATTGTGTCGTCTTACAAAAAAACTGGTAAGATTGGCGCAAGTACGCCTAGTAGCAAAAAAAAGGCGCAAAAACAGGCGGTTGCAATTGCACTTAACACTGCACGCAAATCACCTGCTAGAGCGAAGAATGGCGGTTCTGTTTTAAGAAGAGACGCTAAACGTCGCACTAAGATTTACTAGCCAACCAGACGAGGCTAAATCGTCTGCATAACATGGATACACCATGCTGGAATTTGCAGAAAGCATTCTGAAAGAAATTAGAAAGCTAGAACGTGACACTGAGACAATGATTCTTAGTGGCGTTACTGATATGGAACGCTATAAGTATCTCATGGGTCGTCTGGATGGTTTAAGGCTTGTTAGTGAGGCTGTAAGAGTACAGCTAGAAAAACGAGAAGAACTATAACCCAGAGGATTATTACATGGCAGAAGCTGAATTAACCCCACTTGAAAAAAAGTGGGAGCAAAACAAGAAAGACAAAAAACCCTCTCTTGATGATGCCTACAGTGACGAAGGCAAAATACCCGAGGAGGGACTATCCAGCTCTATTTTAGACCTTATCCCATCCCCTACTGGCTGGCGAATTGCCATCCTGCCTTATCGTGGAGCTAAAACCACTAAGGGAGGCATTATGCTATCCGACGAGACGCAAAAGCGTACTCAGTTAGGCACTAACGTGGGATATGTTTTGAAGATGGGCGATTTAGCTTATTCAGATGCGTCTAGGTTCCCAACAGGTCCCTGGTGCAAAGAAGGCGATTGGATAATCTTTGGAAAGTATGCAGGATCTCGATTGCAAATAGACGGCGGTGAAATCAGGCTACTTAACGATGATGAAATTCTTGGGGTTGTTAGCGACCCAGAAGACATTCTGCACATGTAAGGAGATCAACATGACACAAGGTACAGAAGAACTACAGTTTAAAGTAGGTGAAGAGGAAGAAGAAGCTACCGTTGAGATGAATGAAGATGGTAGTGATGCCAAGCTCTCCGAGAAGGAGGACTCTGTTGTAGTTGAAGAAGAAAAAGAAGAGGAAAAAGAAAAAGCCTCTAGCCAGGAACCAGACGGTGAAGAGCTAGACGATTACTCCGTCAAAGTTAAAAAGCGTATTGATAAGATGACGGCGAGACTTCGTGAGGCACAGCGCCGTGAAGAAGCCGCTTTGGAGTATGCAAAAAAAATACAGTCAGAGAACAGCAATCTTCAAGAGCAGTATCGTAAAACCAGCACAGAACGATTGACAGAAGCTCAAACCCGCTCAGAGTCTCAAATTATGGCGCTGAAGCAAGTAATTAGACAAGCTCGTATAGAAAATGATATTGACACCGAGACCGAGGCACAACAGCGCCTAACCTCACTGGTCTACGAGCAACAACGTCTTGGGGAGCAGGTAGCGGTACAGAAACAGCAGGCGGAACAGCCCGTTCAGCAAGAAGAGCCTGAAGTGCTGAAGCCAAGGCGACAACCGGACGTAAGAGCCGAAGAATGGGCTGAAAACAACCCATGGTTTGGCAATAACACAGTAATGACGCATACTGTGTATGGAATTCATAACGAGTTGGTTAAGAACGAAGGGTTTGACCCAACGACCGACGAGTATTATGATGAGATCGATAGGCGCATGCGCCAAATGTTTCCGCAGGAATATGAGCCTGCGCAAAAGAACAACAGGTCGTCCCGTCCCGTGCAAACGGTGGCACCTGCAACCCGTTCATCGGGAGTAAATAACGCACGCCGCACTGTAAAGCTGACGCCAAGTCAGGTTGCGATAGCCAAAAAACTTGGAGTCTCGCTTGAAGACTATGCCAGACATGTGAAGGATTAAGACCATGAGTGATGACGTTAATAACAAAGTACCATCCCTAAAACGCACAAGCCGCACGACTGAAACTCGTGAAGCAACTGCGCAACGCAAACCGTGGGCACCTCCTTCTAGGCTAGATGCTCCTCCTGCCCCTCCTGGTTATAAACACCGTTGGATAAGGATGAACATCGCAGGTGCTGAAGATAAAATGAACGTAACTGCAAAGTTGCGTGAGGGCTATGAGTTGGTTCGCGCCGACGAGTATCCTGAATTTCATTCATCACATATTGACGACGGCGATTATGCTGGAGTCATTAGTTCCGGAGGGATGATGCTTGCGCGTATTCCCGAAGAAACCGCCGAAGAACGTCAGGCCTATTATTCATCGAGAACACAAGATCAAATTTCTGCGGCTGATAACGACCTGTTGAAATCGAATGCTCATTCTAGCATGAAGATTAATTCACCAGAGAGAAACAGCCGTGTGTCAATCGGTGGACCCCGTAATGGGAACGCCGACTAACCTTGAATAAAGGACAATTATCATGGCAAATGTAGATAAAGCGTTTGGCCTACGTCCGCTTGGCAATCTTTCAGCCTCTGGTTCCCAGAAACAGTATGGCTACGAAATTGCTGACAACCAGGCCGGAGCTATCTTTCAGGGCGACTTAGTCACTTTGAAGGATGGTTACATTCTCCAGTTCAATCCCGCCAGCCACACTGCGGCTGTGGGCGTGTTCAATGGCTGTAATTACATTGATCCGACAACTGGTAAACCCACTTGGAAGAACTACTATCCAGGCGGCGTCAATATTACTCAGGGCAAAATTATTGCTGACGTAATAGACGACCCCAATCAGCTCTTCATCATCCAGAACGACGGCACTTCCGCCGCCGCTAACTATGGTAAGAATGCTGATATCGTTGTAGGAACAGGCAATACCACTACTGGTGTTTCTGCTAACGTGCTGGATACTTCCTCAATCGCAACTACTGCGGCGCTTAACCTGAAGATCGTTGGTCTTTGGGATACACCTAACAACTCTGTTGGTGCTAACGCTGTCGTTGTTGTTAAAATCAATGAACACCTGTACGGAAGTGCAGGGGTTGCCGGACAGTAAGGAGAATAAGACATGGCTATTTCTCGCGCACAACTAGTGAAAGAGCTCGAGCCCGGTCTGAACGCCTTGTTCGGTCTGGAATACAGCTCTTACGACAATGAGCATGCTGAAATCTACGAAAGCGAGTCATCTGACAGAGCATTCGAAGAAGAGGTTATGCTTTCGGGCTTTGCTGAAGCTCCTGTGAAATCTGAAGGATCTGGCGTTGCATACGACCAGGCTCAGGAAGTTTACACAGCGCGCTACACTCACGAAACTATCGCATTAGCGTTCTCTCTGACAGAGGAAGCTATTGAGGATAACCTCTACGATAGTCTTGCAAAGCGTTATACTAAGGCACTCGCACGTTCTATGGCGACGACTAAGCAAATTAAAGCCGCCTCCATCTTGAACAATGCTTTCACAACCTCTCTCGGTGGTGACGGTAAGCCTCTTTGTGCTACAGATCATCCGACCCTTTCAGGTCCTGATCTAGCCAACGAGCTTGCTACCCCAGCGGATCTTTCAGAAGCCTCTCTTGAGCAGGCTCTGATTGATATCGCGTCTTTCACTGATGAGCGTGGCCTCAAGATTGCGGTCCAAGGCACTAAACTAATAATTCCAAAAGAATTACAGTTCACTGCCGACCGTATCCTGAAGTCTACTCTTCGTGTAGGCACTGCGGATAACGACATCAATGCCACTCGCAACATGGGAATGGTGCCTCAGGGCTATTCAGTCAACCATTATCTGACTGACCCTGACGCATTCTTTATCATGACTGATGCGCCTAACGGCATGAAGATGTTCCAGCGTACTTCAATGAGCACTGGTTTCGAAGGCGACTTTGAGACTGGCAATGTACGTTACAAGGCTCGTGAGCGTTATAGCTTTGGCTTTAGCGATCCACGCGGCATATTCGGTTCTCCGGGTACTCCGTAAGCTGAGTAAAAAGGGAAAGGGGGCACTTGTTGCCCCTTTTCTTTTACTATAAGATTAATAAATCCCTGACAGGTGCAATCCCGCGCCTGACATTAGCCACGACAGGAGATAAGACATGGCTACAACTACCTTCTCAGGTCCCGTTGTTTCAAATAACGGATTCACAGGTGACATCACAGGTGACATCACAGGTGACGTCACAGGCGACGTTACTGTT